ACGGCTTCGGCGCGGGTGTGCAGCCGGGCCATTTCAAGCGTGACGGGTTCCGCTGCGGGCGGGGTCAGCTGACGGATGGTCATGGCGGTTATTCCTCGTTTTTTTTATCCTTGGGCGGTTCGGGCTTTTTGGCGGATTGGGCGGTGCATCCGCACTGCTCCGCGCACAGCGCCGCTTCCTCGTCCATTTCGGCCTCCCCAGCGGGGTAATCCTCCGGGGCATACCCGTGCCGCCAGTAGCGGAACGGCTTCGTCAGCGTAACCTTCATGGCCCGCCCCTTACGCAGCCGCGCACTTGAGGATCTTCACAGCCTCGGAATCCACCAGCATGCCGCCCACCCGCTTCGTGGTGTAGAAATGGACGTAGGGCTTGTTGGTGAACGGATCGCGCAGGCTGCGGATGCCGATACGATCGAAAATCCAGTAGGCGCGGGCATAGTTGCCGAACAAAACCGGGGTGGCGTTGGCGCCGACATCCGGCATGTCCTCGTTCTCCACGATGCCATAACCAAGGATCTGGGAAGGCTGCCCGGCGAGCAGGCCCGGCTGCCACAGGTAATTGCCGTCCGTGTCCTTCCATTTGCGGATCACGGAGAGCGTCTTGCCGTTCATCATCCACTGCGCTCCGGTACGGTGGCCCTTTTTGAGAGCATAGATGAGGTCAACGAGGTCATCGGCGGGATTGGAGGCCTTGAAACCATCCGCCACTCCCGTCTTGAGGCATTGCAGCGTACCGAACGCACGGGTGCCGTCGGCTTCCTCGCTCTGCGTATGGTCCAGCAACCCCTTGGGCTTGTCCGTCCCGTTTCCGGTAAGGAACGCGGCCCCTTCCTGCTCCGCGAACTGAATGGCGATGTCCGCCGCCAGTTCGGACTCCACATTGAAGAACAGATCGTCCAGCGCCTTCTGGGTCACGGCGGGATTGGCATAGATTTCCCCGAACACGGGCTTGAGTTCCGCGAACTTCGCCGTGGCCGTTTCGGAACGGGCCGCCTTTTCGCCCACCCAGCCGGAAGCCGTGCCGCCGAGATTGACCAGCTTGCGGAAGTCCTCAGTGCCGATGGTCACGACGCGGCACACCTGACGCATGGGCGACTGCTCGCGCAGCAGGCGCAGGATTTCCCGGTCCTGCTCGACGGGAACGGCATAACCGCCGTCCGCCTGCGTACCCACGCTGATCGCCTTCGCTTCCAGCCCGGAGAGCCCGGCATCGTCACCCTTGCGGATCCATTTCAGCCAACCGGCCTTGTGTTCGGCCTCGATATGCGCCTTTTCGTCGTTCCCCGCCGCGCCGGGGCGGTTGGCCTTCTTCGCCACCTCGTCCAGTTCCTTGGACAGGCGGGCGATCTCGGCTTCGGCTGATCCCACTTTGGCCTCAAGCTCGGAAACGGCCTTGCCCTCGGCCTTGGCCTTCAACAGTTCGTCGTTGGATTTCTTGAATTCGTCGAAAGCCTTATTCTGCTCTTCAAGAAGATCCTTCAGTTCCTTATCCATGAAAACTCCTACCCTCTGAGGGTCATGATGTTGCGCCGCACCAGCGCGGCAAGCTCCCCAACACCGCCTTCCTCGGCATCCCGCAGAGGCATGGCCCTGAAACCATCCGCAAGGATGGCCTTTGCCTGTACACGCGAAAACCCGGCATCCCGCAGGGCTTTCTCGGCGGCGCGGATGGACGGACCGTCCGCACCGCTCTTGATCCCCGTCACCCGCGCCTTGCCGTTGGCCGGGAAGGTGACAAGGGAAAGTTCCACCAGTTCTACGCGCTTCAACGTGCGGCGCGGCTCATCCGGCTTGCTCCGGTTCGTCCATTCGATGGCCCGGAAGCCGATGGACATGCCGTTGATGGCCGGACGCGGCCGCATCTTCATGAGTGCGTACATCTCGCGGCCTCTCGGCGTATCAGCAAGCCTGCCCTCGACGTACAGCCCGTGTTCGTCCTCCCGCATCTCCGTCCACACGCCGATGGGCGTCAAAGACTCCGCGCTCATGTCCCAGCCGCCGTGCTGCGAAAGCATGGCCGGCCAGACGCCGGACGTCTTGAAGTCGGCTATGGTCTTGGTGAACGCGCCGTTGGCGATCACGTCGCCGTAGGCGTCCATGTTCCCGAACACAGCCCCGTACCCGCTGAAGGTCATGGAATCGGCCCCGGCATCGGGAGCCGCCTTCAGCTCGACAAGGCCGCAATCAAGCCTTTCCATCCTCGTCTCCTTCCATTGTGTTCCGCCCCGGCTCGGCCATATTCAGCGGCACACGGTATTCGTCGCCGCCCACATAGGGGTTCATGTCCTCAAGCTCCCGGATGTCGTTGGGGGACAACGCCCCCACGCCGTACAGCCGCGTGTAGAACTCGGCCCGATCCTTCGCCGCCCCGCGCATGAGGCCGTTGACGTTGAACTTGAAATAGTAGCCGTCCCGCCGCTCCGCTTCGTTCAGGAGCCACCGGGACGCGCTCTTTTCAAGGCAGGCGTACCAAGGCCCCAACGTGTGGACGGCGTGCTGCAAAAACATCTGTTCCGCACTGGCGTAGGTGCTGGCCTTGTCCGAACGCCCCACCATGATCGGCAGGACGCCGAACGCCCGGCACACCTCCTCGACCTGATACTGGCGGGATTCAATGAACTGCGCGGCGTCGTTCGGCATGGAAAGCTGCGTCCACTTCATGCCGGAACCGAGTACGGCGGCCCTTCCCGCGTTCTCCGTTCCCGCAAAGGCCGCTTCCCACGCCGTGCGGAGATCCTTGCGCTGGTCCTTGTTAAGGCCTTGATCCGTGGACAGGATGCCGGATGGCCTGACGCCGTTGCGGAACGAGGATGCCCCGTGCGTTTCCAGCGCGAGGGACAGCCCGATGGCTTCCCGGGCCAGCACCACCCCGTCGAGGCCGGAAACGCCGTCCCACGACAGCCAACGGACATGCCACATGTCCTTGCGCGGGACCGTGATGTACCGCTTGTCCTGCGTGGTAATCCGGTAGGTCAGCTCCCAGCCGTCGCGCTCGATGGACACGCAGCCGGGCGGGTAAGGCAGCATCTCGACGATGCGGCCCCCTACCCTGTTCAGCCAGATGTAGGCGTTCCCGGTGAGGCACAGGTGCAACGCCAGCATGTGGCGGAACTCGAACGCCGTCTGAAATTCATTGGGGGCCATGTCCATAAGCTCGTACAGCCCGTGCCCGACGGCGGGGTTTCGGTTCCTTCCCTCAGCCCGGTAAAGCTTGAAGGGGACCTGCGCCAGCCCGTTGGCGATCACCCGCACGCAGGCCAGCACAGCGGAACACTCCAGCGCCGTCCGTGCGTTCACGGCCACACCGCTGCGGGCCGCCGCGCCGCTGAACAGCTCGACAAGCTGGCCGTAACCGCCCACAGGCTCAGGGCCGGACTTTCGGAACCAGTCTAACAATCCCATCACCACACCTCGACAAAAAAGGTATCTTCCTCGACCGGAACCCCGCCCACGGCCCCGTTCATGGCCATCGCCAGCGCGACAATCCCGTCAATCCGGCCCGTACTCTTGATCTTGTCGAACTTGCGGTTCCCGCTCGGGTCCTGCTGCACCCGCACGTTCGAGGCACACATGGTCAGAACGGGATGCATCCCGTGACGCATGGTTCCCTCGGCAAGCACGTCCTCCAGCGTTTCAACCGCCGGGTTCATGTCCCGGAAGCCCTGCCCATGAGGGATCATCCGCAACCCTCCGGGAACGGGATCGTCCCTGCCTTCCACCCATGCGTCCACGCCTTCCTCACGCAGGGCCCGCACCATGTCGTCGATGCGCCAGCGGTCGAACTTCAGCCCGGCGATAGTCATCCTGCCGTGCAGTTCCGCGATCTTGCGGGCTACGAACCGATAGTCGATGATCCGGCCCGGTGTGGTGTTCAGAAAGCCTTGCCGCGCCCAGAGGTCGTACCGGACGTGATCCCGCTCCGAACGCTCCCGGATGCCCTCGGCGGGCGTCCAGAACAGCGGCATGACGTGCCTGTCCCCCTGTTCGTCCTGAACCGTCAGCATCAGCGCGGTAAGGTCGTTCTTTCCGGACAGATCGAGTCCGCCGAACACGGGCAAATCCTCAAACAGCGCCAAATCCGGTTCCCCGCCGCTCCGCCGCCAGACTTCCGGGGTGATGAAATGCGCCGCGCCGTCCACGCGCTGATTGAGATAGAGGTTACGGAATGCCGCCTCAGCCGCGGGCATCCGTTTCGCCTTCTCCGCCATCTCGCGCATGTCTTCCAAAGACCGGAAATCGCCAAGGGCGGGGTTCGCCAGATACCAGTTGGCCTCATCCCACGGATCCGCATCCATCGGCACCGAAAAAAGGAACGTCTTGAACTTCGGGTCTTCGATCTCGCCCCGATTCACCTTCTGGCCGTAGTCAATGAGCTCGGAAAGGACGGCGTTGTCGCTGGCGGCCTGTGTCGAAATGCACCACACCAGCGGATCGGCGTGCGCGCCCCCC